ATTTAGACTTGAAATGTTTAAAGATGAGCGTTTTGAGTATGGGGCATGGTTTAAAACATTAAACGGCGATGGTGGCAAGACATATACCCAAGACCTCTATTTCTTCCAAAAGGCTAGAGAGCTAGGGTACAAGTTTGCTTGTGATGCCAGAGTCAAGGTTGGTCATTATGACCACGCTAATCAAATGATGTGGTAAAGGAGGAAAGTATGAAATTAAGTATTGCTTGTGGCCAGAACATACCAGAGGGGTTTGTTGGTATGGATATTGTCAAAGGCAAGGGGGTTAAATATGTCGGTGACATTTTAGACTTCTGGAGCAAAGACAATGTTTGGTCAAAAATAGACGATAACTCAGTAGACGAGATAGACTGTACTATGTTCGTTGAGCATATACCCCATATTATTGAGGGGAAGGGCATGAAAGCAGGCTATGACGACTGTTTCTATCTGTTCTTCGACCAGGTTCACAGAATATTAAAACCAGCCGAGTTTGACCCGAACAATCCAAATATCCCAACAAAGGGATTTGCTAAGATAACCTGTCCCTACTATTCCTCAATGAGGTGTTGGCAAGACCCTACTCATGCGAGGGCTATATCAGAAGCGTCATTCCTGTACTTGAACGAACAATGGCGCAAGGACAATAAACTAGACCACTACCCAGTATCTTGTGACTTCGATTTTCAATACGCCTACAATATCGACCAACAGTGGGGGCAGAGAAATGTTGAGACACAAGGTTTTGCAATCAAACACTATTCAAATGCAGTAAACGACATAATCGTAACATTAACTAAAAGGAGTAAATAATGAATATCAACTATGAAATATCAGACGACAAAGCGGTGTCTATTCTTGAGCAAAAGTGTGCATATCATGGGATTACCACGATTCCAACGACACTAGAAGAAAAAGAGGCGTTACTTAATAAGCTTCTTCTCGCTGAGAATATGCAACTTTACGCAGCGGTTGAAAGAGAAAAAGCCGTAGCCCCAGTATACGAAGTATTACAAGCCGATGTTGAGATTAAAGCAGCAGAAGACGCACTTAAGGCTGAAATATCTCAAGGTATTAATGCAATGGCGGAAGTCACAGAGACGGTTAGTCCAGTAAAAAAGTAGTGCTAATATCACACACAGTGTTATAATGCAAACAGAAATAAAAAGGAAGGCAAACAAAGATGAGAAAATCGACCAGAATAGAGAGAACATGTGAAACCTGTAAAAAAGTCTTTTCCGTATACCCCTCCGACCTTAAGTACAGTGCCTGTAGGTTTTGTTCACGTGATTGTACCAAGCCTATGTATAGGAGCATGATGAGAGGTAATAAACTAAAGGAAGGTATTAGCCCGTGGAATAAGGGGCTAACTGGGATTAAAACGGGCAAAAAAGGACCAAGGCCGCACGTTACGCCATGGAACTATAAGGGTGGTACTGGTACTGCGCGACACCAAGCTATGGGGACCCTAGGATATAAAAGTTGGAGAAGCAAAGTATTTGATAGAGATAATTACACCTGTCAAGTCTGTGAACAATATGGCGGGACTCTGCACGCAGACCATATAAATAAGTGGTCCGATAATGAAGAGTTGCGCTATAATGTTGATAATGGCAGAACGTTATGTGTACCTTGCCACTACTACATAACATTTAAAAGAAAAATGAAACCAGGCCAGAGATGGTGTAACTTCACGGCAAAGAAAGAAGGATAAAACTACGGCAGCTAACAGTACCTACAGAGAGATACAAGACAATGTACTTAGCTTAGTATCGAAATCAGATTCGACCACTAGAAACAGAATTAAAAACTGGATTAACATGGGTTATTATGATTTTGTATTAAGAGAATTGTGGCCATTCAGAGAGACAACTGGTACACTCTCAACGGTAGCCAGCACTCAAGAATATAGTTTATCATCTAACTTTTCGGACATCGACGCGCAGAACATTGTTTCAGTCAGTATTCAGGGTTCTAATAATAGGAAACTTGTCTATTGGCCATTTAACCAACTTAGAGTTGACGAACCAGACTTCGACTCAGACGGCGCATCAGTCCCAACCAGATACTACATTAAGGGTGGTTCTATTGGCTTCTGGCCACTACCAAACGACGTTTACTCTGTTGCTATTGACTACTATAAAATACCAACAGAACTTTCTGCTGACTCAGACACACCTATTATACCAATAGCCTATAGAGAGGCATTATTGCAGTACGCACTATCACTAGAACACGACTTCAATACAGACCCAGACTTGGCACAAAAAGCTTCTAACCGCTACGAACAAATAGTAGCACTAGCAAGACAGAACCTATTGACCCAACCGACAGACACAGATAACTTCAAAATCACTGGACCAGAGACGTATATTAATCACACAGGTTTGTCTAACGAGGTGAGGTAGAGTAATGCCTCTCAACTTTCAACAAAACATCAGGTTCAAGAACGTACCCGAACAGCCGCTACAAGAGTTTGATTTTATTGGCGGTCTTGTTACCGACCCACATGAAACTAAGTTACAACCCAACCAGTCACCAGACATGGCTAATGTTGTATTTACAGACACCCATTCCATAAAAACAAGGAATGGTTATCTCAGATATAATGGCGACCCAATAGCGTCATCTAGCGATGAGGCCAATACGGGAGCATCAACTGGCACCATAACCCTAGACGCAGTATCAGACTGGGTGGCTCAGACTTTCCAAGTAGGTGCTGGTGCAAGCATAGTTCAATGTGACTTCTATCTTGCTATGAATACGGGCGGTCAAGAACAGTATATGAAAGCGGAATTATGGAGCGGCAGTACAGGTCCAAGCGCTAAACTAATAGATGGGCAGATACTTCTTGTCTCTGGGACGTCTGAAACAGAGTACAGCTTTAGATTTAACGTACCATACGCACTGACAGCTTCTACAGAGTATGCGGTTGTGCTTAAACCGTACATCGCCCAAACAACTACTCAGACAATAAATACCGTTCTAGTACACCGTACAGGCAATGCCTACGCTAATGGTGCGGCCTACTCTTCAACCGATTCAGGAATTAGCTGGTCAGCAGTAGCCTCAACCGACCTCAAGTTTAACGTCTACACTGGCGCAACAGCCACCACTGGCATGATTCGCTTTTATAACACTACAGGTACTAAACAAACATTTGTAAAAGTTGGTAGTTCATTATATAGGGGTAACGACGGAACTGGTGCTATGACCACCATATCCCTTCCATCTGGAGTTAGCCTAAGTTCATCTGAATACATAGACTATACAGTAGCAAACGACACACTACTGGTTATCGATAAAACTAACTATATTAAGAAGTACCGAGGCTCAACCAACTCTGACTATACCACTGGTACCATAACCGCCACCAACAACTCCACCACCGTTACTGGTTCTGGAACATCGTGGAACACATCTACAAATGCCGAAACGGGCGAATACATAAAACTACCAGACGGCAAGTGGTATAAGATTGTTGCAATAGGCTCAAACACGTCGCTTACTATCGAAACGGCTTATTTGGGCTCAACCCTGTCTGGGCAGACTTACACTATCTCACCGTGGGGCGAGATACAAGGTAAACTCAATACCGCAACCGCACCGTCAGGGCTAAACCGCCCACAACCAGACTTTATAGAAAACCACCTTAACCGTATCTGGACACTAGAGGGTAATACTCTAAGGTTCTCAGCACTAGACACCTCAGTAACAGAGGAACACTTCAACGACTTTGACACCGCCAACAACGCTGGCTCTATTATCATCCCGTCTAGTAAGGGAGATATTGGAACGGGACTATACTCACTTAATAATGGTCTGTACGTCTTCCAAAGACGGTCTATATGGCGACTCTTAGGTAGTTCACCATCCAACTTTGAACTCAGGAATGTGACCAATGAGATTGGCATGATAGACAAGAGAACGCTTGTAGAGTATGGCGACCTGCTTACATTCCTATCAGACAAGGGCGTATACCTATTTGACGGCTCAAACCTAAAGAATATATCAGAGGGAGTGGTTAATACTTCTATTGATGCCTGGGCAAATAAAACAAGTCCAGTCGCAGTCCTGTGGAACAACACTTATCTCATATCCTATACGTCTAATAGTGGCTCATATAATGACGAAGCACTCTTTTACCACTATGAAATGGGTGTGTGGGGTAAGTTTGAGAACATACATGCCTCAGACTGGGTAGTTTGGGATGGTAGTAACGATAGTGGACAGATATACTTTAGCTCGTCTAATCAAGGTGTAATGTATCGGTTTGACACTGGCTCACATGATGACGGCTACGAAATAACCACTAGATATGTGACCCCATCACTATCCTTTGGTACTGGTATGAACGACAAAGCTATAAAGAAATTCTACATCCAGCAATTATCTCTTGGTGACTGGGAAATGACGGTCACTCAACTTGCTAACATATCAGAAACAGAAACTACAGGAACAGCCATAAACCTTTCTCCTGGCACAAACTCCCTATGGGATACCGCGGTCTGGGATACAGATGTTTGGAGCTCAGAGGGGTCAATCATAACCACAAGAATTGCAGAGTTCCAAGGACTAGCTAAATACTTCAAGTTCCAAATAGACCAATCTGGGTACGGTGAGGGCATTGAAGTTCTAGGAATACTGCCAACAGTAAGAACAAGGCGACTACAATGAGTCAGATATTCCCATCTAATCCAGACTATAGTATTGGCGCTACAGGTGATGACATCAACGCAAAACTCGACTCAATTATTAAACAGCTCAACGACCACCAACGCATACTAAACAATGCCTTTGAACAGTATAAGAGTGAAACTTGGTTACAAATGCACCCACAGTGGACAGATTCTTGGACAACAAACTCAACATATACAGATATTCAAGGGTCATTAGGTACTATTAACTTCGACGACTGGACTGGCCACACATGGTATTTTGAGATGATAGGTAAAACTGATGCTGGGACTGGGTATTATAGACTGTATAACATTACCACAGATGAACCAGTGGAGAACTCAGAAATATCCACCACATCCACAACGGCTACAAGAATACGCTCTGATATATTGCCGAAACCAGATGGAGAACACGAGTTTAAAATTCAACACAGGATTGACGGCGGGAATGGTACTACTGAGTATGTAAACTCAATGATGAGTAGGATGGTATTTCGTATAAGTAGTTGATAAAACGCTTGATTTACGGTTATAATTATGCTTAGTAACAAAGAAAGTAAAAACAAATGGCAACTTCATACATAAGAACAGCGCAAAGTCAACTCTCTCCAGGGTATACCCAGCAGATAAGGGCTCTCCAGGGTCAGATAAAACCAATCAACCAATCTTATGCCGCCCAGTTTAATGCTCTCCAAGGACAACAGCAAGCAGGCTTTCAAAACGTATTAGAAGACTCTAATTCTAGGGGTATACTACGCTCTACTATTCCAGTTTATGGCCAGGCACAAGTAGCCGCTGACATTACAGGGCAGAGAGGGCAACTAGCCGCTCAGAACGCTAAAGACATTGGCGGTATATATAAGGATATTGGCGGCCTACAAGTAGACCAAGCCAGCGCTATCGCACAGCTAGCCAACGCATTACAGGGCAACTTTATTCAACAGCAACAACTACAAAACCAAATAGCTCAGTCAAATAGGGAGTACGCACTTCAGCAACAAGCACTTGCGGGGGGTTATCTATAATGCAACCAGAAATAGCTCAAGCAAATCAACAGGTAGCACCTGTATTTAACCAGGCAGTTCAGGCAATACAACAACAAACACCAGCCATTCAGAATTTGTACAATACCCTTATGGCTAGCCTTACAAACAATGCCAATGCGCAGACACAAGCTGTTAATCAATCAGCTGCTCAAAGAGGTGTGGCAGGCGGAGAATTAGGTCAGAATATAGCTGGTCAATTAGGGCAAGCTGCAACCCTTCAAAACGCCTTATTGGGTGGTCAGCGAGCCCAAGCCATAGGCGCCAACCAACAGCTTGCAGGACAGGCCAATGTAGCCAGAGGACAAGCAGCGGGCGACTTAGCTAGCACAATCAACACCCAAAACCTAGAAGCACAGAAACAAAACCTAGCAATGAC